GATGCGCCTTCGGTGCAAGACGGGCGATATCCATGGTGTGGTGAAAGCGGTGGTCGAGTACCTGACCAGCGAATACCCGTCGCAGGACCTCTACATTCCGGCGAGCCTGACTCCTCCAGCTTATCCGGTGGAGGCAATACGGCAGGCCGTACAGGAAGGTCGATCCATTCGCTCAATTTGCCGAAAGTTCCGGATTGACCGCAGAACGGTCTACCGCCTGATCGATCCCGCAGAGGGCGGATCGAGCGCCTGATCCGGGTGCGGGTCACTTCCCCGAGACTCACCCGCACTTGGTCGGGATCATGGCTCTCAATGAGCCAAGCCACGGACATGAGAGACGCGTACATCGCCGCCGAGCTGGCGGTGCTGAGCGGGCAATCCTTTCGGTTCGGCGAGCGCATCCTGACCCGCGCTGACCTGGTTGAAATCCGTGCCGGCCGCCGAGAGTGGGAAGCCCGGGCCTCCGCGGAGGCCGCGGTCGCTGCCGGCGGCAACCCCGGCATCGCGCTGGCCAGCTTCCGGAGCGATCGGTGAATCCTCTCGATCGGGCCATTCTCGCGATCGCCCCGCAGTGGGCCGCCAAGCGCGCCGGCGCCCGCCTGCGCGTCCTGGGCTACAACAACGCCTACGACGCCGCGAACCGAAGCCGTCTGCGGGATCCCGCCCGCGATCACGGTTCGGGCAACACCGCCGTGGGCAACAGCGCTTACAACGTGCGCCTGCAGGCGCGCCACCTCGGCCGCAACCACGACATCGTGGTGAACGGCCTGAATGTCCTGGTCCAGAACACCATCGGCCCGACCGGCATCGGCGTCGAGTTCCAGCCGCGCGACGCGAACGGCGATATCGATGAAGAGATCGTGGATCAGCTGATCCCGCTCTGGCACGACTGGCGCCGCCGGCCGGAGGTCACTTGGCAGCACGACTACGCCAGCATGCAGCGGCTCGATGCGCTCACGCTGTTCCGGGATGGCGAGTCGCTGAGCCAGGACCTCATCGGCGCCGTGCCCTACCTGGACCATGGCAGCCTCGTGCCGTACTCGATCGAGATGATCGAGCCCGACCTGCTGCCGCTGGACTTCAATGACCGCGACCGCAACATCGTCCAGGGCGTGGAGTGCAACGCGTGGGGCCGCCCCGTCGCCTACCACCTTTACAAGCAGCATCCCGGAGATCCCGGAGTGGTGCAGCTCGAGCGTAAGCGCGTGCTGGCCGACCTCATCTGCCACGCCAAGATCGTGGACCGTATCGGGCAGCGCCGCGGAATCAGCTTGCTGGCCTCGGTCCTGACCCGGCTCGAGGACCTCAAGGACTACGAAGAGTCCGAGCGCGTCGCCGCCAAGATCGCGGCGTGCATGGCCGCCTTCATCATCAAGGGCGACCCGAGCACCTTCGACGCCGCTTCGATGATGGGCGCCGACGGCACCGCCCTGCCGGAGCGGCAGATGCGTTTCCAACCCGGCATGGTGTGGGACAACCTGCGCCCCGGCGAAAGCGTCGGGACCGTAGACACCAACCGGCCCAACGCAAACCTCACCACCTGGCGCGACGGCCAGCTTCGCGCCACCTCCGGCGGTATGCGGGTTTCGTTCTCCTCGTTGGCCAAGAACTACAACGGCACGTACAGCGCGCAGCGACAGGAGCTGGTCGAGCAGTACGGTGCCTACGGCGTACTCGCCTACGAGTACATCTCAAAGAAGACCCGACCGCAGGTGGAGCGGTTCGTGATGGCCGCGGTCATGTCGGGTCGCGTGAAGCTCCGCCCCGGCACGCCGATGTCGACGCTCACCGATGCCATCTACCTGCCGCCCGTCATGCCCTGGATCGACCCCAAGAAGGAGGCCGAGGCTATGGCGCTCATGGAAGAGCACACCTACATGTCCGGCCCCGAAATCATCCGCCGCCGCGGCGCGAACCCGCGCGACGTGCTCGATCAGCAGGCCCAGTGGCAGCGCGACCGCCAGCGCTGGGGTATTCCGCCCGCCGCGCCCCGTTCTTCGGCCGCGGCCCTCCCCGAAGACCTCACGGAAACCGACGCATGAAGAAAAGCATTCTGACCCTCGCCATCCTCGCTGCCGCCGCCGCCACCGCGCCGGCGGCGCCCGAGCGCCCTGGCATCGTCGCGTTCAACACGCTCGCCAATGGTGAGGCCGAGCTGCTGATCTACGGCTTCATCGGTGGTTGGTACGAAGGCGTGACCGCCGAATCGATCGTCGAGCAGCTCGGCGCGATCACGGCGTCCACCATCAACGTGCGCATCAACAGCGACGGTGGTGCCGTCACCGACGGCATCGCCATCTACAACGCCCTGCGCCGTCACGGTGCCCGGAAGGTGGTCACGATCGACGGCATCGCCGCCAGTATCGCCAGCCTGATCGCGATGGCTGGCGACGAAATCATCATGGCGGCCAACACGCTGATGATGATCCACGCGCCGTCCGGTGGTGAGTGGGGCAATGCCGCCGCCCACCGTGAGTTCGCGGACGTCCTGGACACCTACGCCACGGCCATGCTGGAAAGCTATGCCCGCCGCGTGCCGGCGAAGCGCGACCAGATCGACGGGATCCTGCGCAGTCCGAAGGACACCTGGTTCACCGCCGCTCAGGCGGTCGAGTACGGCCTGGCCGACCGCGTGCTCGAGGACGCGGTCGAGGAAGAGTCCAGCGACGCCACCGCGGCGGCCGCCCTGCGCAGTTACATCAGCGCCATCAGTGCGGCGCCGGTCTCGTTCGAGTCCGGACTGCGCCACCACATCCAGGCGGCCGCCCGGCCGTCGGTTTTCGCCTCCCTCTCCGAGGCTGCCCAGCGGGCCGTTGTGGCCCATATCGAGGATCCTGCCATGCGTGAAAAACTCCAGACCCTGATCACGGCCAACGCGGGCGCTCCCACCGCCGCGGCCGCCGCCGTCCCGGCTCCCACGCCGGCCCCGACCCCGAGCCCCGCGCCGGCCGCCGCCGCGCCTGCGCCGGCACCCGCCCCGGCCCCGGCTGTCCCCGACCCGATCGCCGCGCTTGCGACGCGCAACGAGCAGCTGCGGGGTGTGTTCGCCACCTTCCGGCACGTCACCGGCGTCGCCGCGCTCGAGTCCGACTGCCTGGCGGATCCGCGCATGACCATCGAGGCGGCGCAGACGCGCCTGCTGGCGCATGTTGGCGCGGGCGGCCAGCCGCTCAACGGTGGCTACCGCGTCGAGGTGGTCTCGGATGAGCGTGACGTCGAGCGCAGCCGCATCGTCGACGCGATGCTGGCTCGCGCCGGTGTCATCACGGGCGACGCGGCCGAGGCGGCGCGTCGTGACAACCCGCACGCACGTGCCACCCTGCTGGCCATCGCCGAGCACTCGCTCATCCGCGCCGGCATCAACACCCGCAGCCTGAGCCGTGACGAAATCGCCCAGCGCGTGCTGGCGATGCAGGGCACCAGCGACTTCCCGGTGCTGATGGCGAACGTGCTCAACCGCATGCTCATCGGTGGCTACAACCTGCAGGCGTTCACCTGGAGCCGCTTCTGCTCCATCGGTACCCTGAGCGACTACCGCCCGCACAACCGCTACCACCTCTCCTCGTTCTCCGACCTGAAGGAAGTGAACGAGCATGGGGAGTACGAGAACGGCGTGCTCGGCGATGCCGCGAAGGAAACCATCCAGGGCAAGCGCAAGGGCCGCATCCTTCAGCTGACGCCGGAAGTGATCGTCAACGACGACCTCGGCGGCCTGCAGCGCATCGCCAGCGCCCTTGGCCAGGCGGCCGGCCGCACCATCGAGAAGGACGTCTATGCGCTTCTGGCGCTCAATGCAGGCCTGGGCCCGGTGATGAACGATGGCCTGACCCTGTTCCACGCCGACCACGGCAACATCGCCGCCGTCGCCGCGGTCCCGTCGGTCGCGTCCTTCGACGCGTCGCGCCAGCAGATGGGCAACCAGAAGGATCCGGGCGGCAACGACTTCCTGGACATCACCCCGGCGATCTGGCTCGGCCCGCTGAGCCTGGGCGGCTCTGCCCGTGCGGTGAACGCCGCCGAGTACGACGACGACTCCCAGAAGAACCAGCGCAAGCCGAACATCAGCCGCGGCATGTACCGCGACGTGGTGGACAGCCCGCGCCTGTCGGGTACGGCCTGGTACTCGTTCGCCGACCCGAACATCGAGCCGGTGATCGAGGTGGCATTCCTCGACGGCGTGCGGGAACCGCGCCTGGAGCAGGAGACCAACTTCCGCACCGACGGTCTTTCCTGGAAGGCGACCCATCGCTACGGCACGGCCGGCATCGGCTACCGCGGCGCGACGCGCAACGCCGGCGTCTGATCCCAACCCTCGCCCGGCGAACAGCTCGCCGGGCATCCCCGATCTGAAGGAGAAGCAACATGTCCAGCAAATTCGTCACCGAGGGCAAGGTGATCCCGTGGACCAACACCACGGGCTCGGCCGTCGCCGTCGACCAGGTGGTCAAGGTGGGCACCAGCCTCGGCGTGGCGCTCGGCGCCATCGCAATCGGAGGCGTGGGCAGCGTCGCCCTCGAGGGTGTCTTTAGCGGTGTGCCGAAGGTGGCCGCCGCGGTGTTCGCGCAGGGCGAGAAGCTGGTGTTCGACGTCAGCGCCGGCGCCTTCGACGACAGCGCTGCGACGCCGGCGAGTGGTGACGTCACGGGCGGCGCGATCGCCTGGGTGGCCGGTGCCAATGCCGAAACCACCTGCACGATCAAGCTCACGCCGGGCAACGCCACCGTCACGGCCTGATCCAGTTCGTAGTTGAACGCGGTGGCGGCTGCGCCTGCAGCCGCCGCCGAGATACCAGAGGTGCCCATGAACGACCAGAACCACAAAGGACACCGTTTGGAAGCCGCGGCCGAGTCGACCTTCGCAAAGCTGGTGGCTCGGTTCGGTACTCCGATGCTGCTGGCGATCATCGGCTGGTTCCTGGTCGGGACCGTGGGCCGGATGGAACAGGCCCAGCGCGAGCAGAGCGCTGCCATCACCGACCAGGGAAAGAAGGTCGCGGAGATCCAGCGCGACGTCGCCGTGCTCAGCACACGCATGGATGAGCGTGTGATCCGCCAGGTGGACGCCAATTCCAAGCAGATCGAGAACCACGAGGAACGCCTGCGCGTCCTCGAACGCACCACGAGGACGCCATGACCACCCACCTCAAAGCTTTCGCCATCTGGCTGCCGCTGATGACCCTGCTGACCCTGGTGGGCTGGCTGGTTCTTGGCGCGCTGCCCGGCATGCGCATGACCGGCGACTTGGTCGCCTGGCTCGCCGAACTGCCGGTCGTCACCTGCTACGCGATCGCCGCCGGCGCCGCGACGTCGCTGTCGATGCGCGCCACCGGCATGAACCTCGACAACGACTACCGCTGCGAGCTGATCAAGAAGGCCGCCCTCGGCGACAACGCCGCCCTTAAGACCCTCAACCAGGAGATCCGTGCATGGCTCGCTTTTCTCGCCATCTGGTCGCTCTTCTTCTTCCCGCACTGGTAGCGCTTGCGGGCTGCTCGCCCGCTGCGTCCCAAGACATTCAGGCGGCTATCGCACCAGCTGCCGAAGTGGTGCAGGCCGATGTGGCGGCGGTGGTCACTCCGGCCGTCGAGCAGCTGCAGGTGAGTGTGGCCGAGGCCGTGATCCCGGCTGCGCTAGCGCTGCAGGACGCGGGCCAGACGTCGCTGGCACCGACCGTTCCTGCCGAAGCTGGCGCTGATGCCTGGCCCGGCGCGCCAGTGGCGGCCGCGCTGATCATCCGCTGGGAGATCGGCAGCCCGACCCGCTACACGCGGCTGTACGAGGGTCTGATCTGTCCGCCTGGTGCCAGCGGCCCCACCGGCGGCGTCGGTTACGACTTTGGCCATCAGACGGCCACGGCGATCCGCGCTGAATGGCACGCGCACCCCGACGTGGAACGCCTGGCCACGGCGTCCGGCGTCGTGGGGCAGGTTGCCTGCCGCGCCTGGGTGGCGCAGCACCGCGACATCCGGATCCCGTATGAGTACGCCGAGCGGATCTTCCTCACCTCGACCATGCCGGCGTACTGCCAGGCCGCCGAGCGAGCGCTTGGGCAGGGGTGGTCGGCGCTGACGCACTTCGCCCAGGCCGGCAACTGCAGCCTGGGCTACAACCGTGGCTGGTCCATGCGGGGCGATCGCAACCGGGAGAAGGTTGCGATCCGCGACGACTGCGCGCCCCGCGGTGACGTGGCCTGCAATGCCCGCGAGCTACGCGCCATGAAGCGCCTGTGGCCGGACGTGCGCGGGCTGCGCGATCGCCGTGAAGACGAAGCCGTGACCACGGAGCGCAGCTTGTGATCGGCGGCAAGCTGCTCGCGGTCAAGCCGCTGCTGTGGGCCATCGCCGGGCTGCTGCTGCTGGCCGTCGGTCAATTCGTGCTGCTGCAGCTGGCGTGGGGCGACGTCCGGGTGGCCGTGGCCAACCTCGAGACGGCCCAGGCGGACCTGAAGACCCGCACCACTGAGCGCGATGCGTTCGCCGTGCGCGTGGTGGAACTTAAGCGCGCCAACGACGCCTGGGGCCAGTCCATCGACACCCTGCAGGCCGAGCTCGGGCGCGCCCAGCGCGACGCGCGGGCGATGGACAAGCGGGCCCGCGCCGCCGTCGCCGCTGCCCGCGCCGAGGCCGCCGACGCCGACCGGACGCTCAAGAAGTTCGTCGACCAGTTCGCGGCTGAGTCCGGCCGTCCCAAGTGCGCCCAGGCGCTCGCCGCAATGGAGGCCGCATGCCCCGCAATGTCTGGCTACTGAGCCTGGTTTCACTGCTGCTGGCCGCCTGTGCGTCCGCCGGCGGCAGCAAGCTGCCGTCCACGGAAGGCGCTGTGGCGCCCGTCGTGCAGATCGTCGAGCGCATCGTGTACGTGCCGATCGACAGTGCCCTCACGGGTCTGGAGCCCATCGCCGAGGGGCCGCTTTCCATGTGCCCGAAGGTCGCCGCGGAGCGACGCGCTGCGTTGGAGCGCTGCAATTCCAAGCTGACCCAGATCGACCAGGTCGAAGGCACGCCGAAGAACGAGGAGCCCGCGCGCAAGTGACCGGCTTGCTCGCCATCGCAGTGGATCCGGAGAACTTGTTCTCCCGTCAGTTGACGGACCTGGAGAAGACCCAGCTGCCGTTCGTGACGATGCTGGCCATCAACCAGACCGCGTTCGAGACCCGGCAGGAATGGGCGCAGATCATGCCCAAGGTGTTCGATCGGCCGACGCCGCTGACGCAGCGCGCCGTCCTCTATCGGAAGGCCACCAAGGACAACCTGGCGGCCGACATCTTTATCCGAGATGAGGCCTTCAAGGGCGTCTCGCCGGCCAAGTACCTCGAGGCCCAGGTCATGGGCGGCACCCGCCGACGCACGGGCAAGGAACGCAAGCTGGCGGCCGCCGGCCTGCTGCCGGCCGGCCACTTTGCCGTGCCGGGTCTTTCGGCCGAGCTCGACCGCTACGGCAACATTTCGCTGGGGCAAGTGAACCGCATCCTGTCGCAGATCGGCGCCCAGTCGGATTCGACCAGCAACGAAAGCGACGTGAGCCGGGCCCGCCGCCAGAAACGCGAAGTGCGCACCACCGGGCGGGAGACCCAGTTCTTCGCGGTGAAGAAGCCCCGCGGGCGACTCGCCGCCGGCATCTACCGCCGGGTGAAGCTGGGCAAGCTGGGCACCGCCGTTCAGAGCGTTCTGCGATTTGTTCGCTCCGTGCACTACCGGCCGCGCTACCAGATCTACAACCTTGCCCAGCGCATCTTCGACAGCCGGTTCCCGGCCAACTTCGACAAAGCCATGGCCACCAGCCTGGCCAGCGCCTGGTCGAGGGCCTTTAAGCGATGAGCCAGCGGGAAGCCCTGCGCGATCTCGACGCAAGCCTGGTCACGGCCTTCCAGGCCAACGGCTTTGCGGACGAAGCGACCTACACCGCGCCTGCCGGCGTCGCGACGGCCTGCGTGGTCCTGGTCGACGACCAGGTGGCTGAGTACGGCGAAGACGGCGCCACGGTGGTGGGCTATCGAACCTTGATCCGCATCTTCCTGCGCGAGGTCGCGGCGCCTGTCCGCGGCGCCACCGTTGTGGCCGATGGCAAAACCTACCGTCTGGACGAGCTGGAGTCGCGCGACCAGTCCATGGAGCGCTGGGTGGTGACCCATGGCTGAGCCGAACAGCTGGCTGCTCCTGGGCGACGTCGAGACCTGCCTTAAGCGGATCAAGGTCGCCGACGGGTTCCATACGGACGTCGGCAACTACGTCACGCGCGAGCCGCACCAGATCCCGGATGCCGCCGGCGCCGTCGTTGCTGTCGCGATGGGCGAGATCCAGCCGGCTGCGGACCCGCGCCTGGCGCGGACGCACAAGCTCGTCAACGTCCTGGTCATCGCCAAGGTCGGCACGGCCGGGGATCCGCAGCTGCACCTGCACTACCTGATCGATGACATCGAGCAGGCGTTCAAGGACCAACAGCAGGCCTTCGGTAAGGGCCGCAGCTTCCCGCAGTTCGTGTCCGCCACACCCATTCCGCCCAAAGAAGGGATCGCCTGGATCGGCGCCCAGGTCCGCTACACCTCCCACGTCACGCGCTAACTCGAGGAAACAAAAAATGGACGACAAAAGCTACATCGGCTCCGGCAACATCCTGATCCGCGAGTTCGCTGCCGCGGCCCCGTTCGTCGAAGTGGGTAACTGCTCGGCGCTCACCCTGTCGCCGCAGGAGAACGTCCTGCAGCTGCCCGACCACACCAAGCCCGGCGGCGGCCTGCGCAACCAGGTGCGCCGCGTGACCGGCGTCGACATGGCCTACACCTTCCACGACTTCGCGGCCGAGAACTTCGCCCGCGCGCTGCGCTCGGCCATCGAGACGGTCACGGCCGGCACCGGCACCGACGAGACCTCGGTGGCGTACAAGGGCGGCTACACGCCCCTGGCGAAAATCGCCACGGCGATCACCACGGTCGAACCGTCCGGCGGCGGCACCGCCTACACCGCCGGCACCGACTACGAGCTGCGCGATGGCCAGCTGTACATCCCGTCGACGTCCACCATCACCGACCCGGTGGCCGGCGCCGCCAACATCCAGGTGACCTACACCTACGTCGCGCAGAAGAAGGTCCAGACGCTGGTCAACCCGAACAAGCAGTACGAGGTTCTCTTCATGGGCCTCAACGAAGCGCAGTCGGGCAAGCGCACGCGTATCACCTGCCACAAGGTCTCTGGCGGCGTGCTGCAGCAGTTCGCGGCGCTGGGCGAGGAGTACGGCGCCGGCGAGGTCAACGGCGCGCTGCTGACCGACACCCGCAAGACCGGCGTCGGCATCAGCCAGTACGCCACGATCGAGATGGAGGACTGATCTCCCCATGTCGGACGATCTGGAAGCGCTGGAGCCTTCGGGCTCCAGCATCAAGTACCGCGGCGAAGACATCGAGGTGACCCCGATCCGGGTCGGCCAGGTGCCCAAGCTGGTCCGGAAAGCGCGCAGCGCCATCAACGTCGTCATGGCCATGGATTCCATCCCGGACGCCAACGCGGCAGGCTTCTTCGACCTGCTCATGGACCTTACCGGCACCCATGGCGAGGAGGTCTACGAAGCGGTGGCCATCTGCGTTGGCCGGGATCCGGCCTGGATTGCCGACGGCGACATCGGCGAGTTCTTCGACCTGGCCAAGAAGGTGTTCGAGGTGAACCAGGATTTTTTCGCCCGGAGGCTCGGACCGCTCCTGGCGGTCCGGGCGGAAAGCGTGACGCCTGGGGATGGGCCGACGCCGTAGAGCTGCTGATCGAGCGGAACCACTCGCTCGATGACGTGCGCGGCTACACCCTGCGGCAGCTGCGGTTGTTCACCGAAGCTGCCGAGAGATCCCGCCGACGCGATCGCGTCGACCGCCTGGTCGATGCCCGCGCCGTGAAATACCAGAAGCGTGAGTTCGCCTCCTACCTCAAGGCCTTGCGAAAAGACCCATGACCACGCCCCAGACCAACCTGCGCGTCCGCATCAGCGGCGAGCTGTCCGACATCAAGCAGGGCCTGCTCGGCCTGCGCAAGGACCTCGAAGGCGTCAAGCGTGGTGCCCGCGAGGCCTTGAGCGCGGACAACAACCGGTTCGTCGCCGGCATCAAGCAGGTGCGCGCCCAGGTGGTCGGGTTGGTGGCCAGCTACGCGTCGCTGCAGGGCGTCCAGGCCTTCGCCCGGATCTCCGACCAGGCGAACCAGCTGCGCGGCCGGCTGAAGCTCGCCACACGTGACCAGGAGTCCTTCAACCGGGCCCAGCGGGACACGTTCGATATTGCCCAGCGCAACCAGACGTCGCTGGCCACCACCGTGGATCTGTACTCGCGCCTGAGTCGTGCGACCCAGAAGATCGGGCTGGGCGGGGCGCAGCAGTCGGCGCTCACCGAGACCATCCTGCAGGCGGGCCGACTCTCCTTCGCCTCGGAGGAGGGCCTGAACTCGGCCATCGTCCAGTTGGGCCAGGGCCTGTCGTCCGGGCAGCTGCGCGGCGAGGAGCTCAACAGCGTGCTCGAGCAGACGCCCCGCCTGGCGCA